ATACTGTTATTGTAACCGAAAAAGGATATTTTGGTCAATGGCTTTTTTGTTGTAAAAAAACAACAAAACTCAGTTGTTGAAACAGTTTAACCCATTACATTCAACAGCGTGCCAATCATGCTGTCGCTGGCTGCCAGAACTTTGGCATTGGCTTCGTACAGACGCTGACTCTGGAGCAATTTTATGGTTTCCTGATTGATGTCCACACCGTATGCGTCAGCATAGCGATTGGCAGCTTCGTGGTAGTCTTGGGTGGCGTATTCTTCATCCAATCTACCACGACTGGCCACTGACCCAATCAAGGTCTTGAATGCTGAATATTGATTGCCAAAATCAATCACACCAGGTGTGTTGCCAATGGTGCCGGCCTGCACCTGAGTTTGGTCGACCCATTCTCCATTTGAAAACATTTCAGTACCACCTGCGGTGTTGATGTTGGTTTTCACAGCGTCAGTCACCACTGTGAACTTGGCCATGAGTGGTGGCATGATGGAATTCATCACTTCGGTATAACCACTGATGGTGCCGGTGAGATTGGCAATTCTCTGTTGAATCTTTTGCACTTCACCAGAATTGTCACTGGTGATGCCGTTCACAGCAATCTTGCTCAGTTGCTCTTTGAGGCCATCCAGTTCAATTTGGCTCAGTTCAACTTTGCCCTGAATGTCGTCCCGGATACCCTGGATGCTGTCTTGGGTTTGGTTGATTGCTGAATTAAATGCTGTGCCTGCCGAATTGAAATTTTGCAGTCGCACTTGATCTTGTGGAAACTGTTGTAGATCTCGGGCAGCATTCACAAAGTCACTGTAGGTCTGATCAATTCTGCTGTGACTCACAGCAAGATCCACAGACTCGGTCACTTCCCGAGCCGCTTGTGATCGGTACATTTCTGTAGAAGTCACGCTCAACTGACGATCCAGCCATGGCTGGTTCTGTGTGGCCACTGACACACGCACGCCAGTTGAGTTTGATCCCGCTGTCTCAACTGTGGCGTCCTGGCGCTTGTAATTGGGATTGTCAGCATTGGCAATGTTTTGACTTATGGTGTCAATCATGTGACGCTGTGCCATCAATCCACTGGCTGCAGTACTCATTGAGTTTGATATCATGTTGTTTTTAGCAGGGGTTATTGGCCCCTGCTGTTCCTATGTTAGCGAATCAGACTAAGCAGGTACTGTGGGAATTGGTTGGTAATTCCCAGAGTCGAGCTCATCAACTGTTGCTTGCTCTGCAACATGGTCAACTGGCTGCTGAGTTCAGCAACATCAGCATCTTCAATCTTGGAAATGCTTTCGGCCAAGCTGTTTTTCATGGTCTTGGCATTGTCCAACATCTTGGAGAGACCGGTCATCATGGTACCAATTGTGCTTTGGTTGGTGCCCACGGTAGCCGATGCTGTGGTCAACGCTGTCATGGCAGCTTGAGAATTGGCCACATCTGTCAAGTCAATGGTAGCAGCATCCACGCCCAGAGTAGCAGCATCGCTAGACGCAGCAGTCAAGGTATAGGTGTCGCCGGAATTGATACCGCTTTGGATGTCCAAGTCAGCTGCCGACGCATCCAACAGGTTCTGACCAAACAGCGTGGCATTGTCTGCAGTGGTGTCCAACTGGGTTTGCAGTTCTTCAAAAGAACTCTGCAATGCATCACGCTGCTCTGTGCTCAAGAGATCGGAACTGGCTTGAGTGGCCAAGTCCATCATTTGAGTCAGGATGTCTTGCTGTGTTTGCAAGGCACGGTCACTCACATCCAACAAGGAAATACCTGATGTGAGGTTTTTGCCCACAGCGGTAAGACTGCTTTGTTGAATCTTGAGATTTGACAAAATGCCCATGCCAGCAGGATCATCTGCAGCAGTGAGAATACGCTTGCCCGAACTGATCTGAGCCGAAACTTTTTGCAGCTGGGTGGCGTTGTCGTTTAGATTTCGTGCGATTGCACTGGAAAGGGTGTTTGAGTTTAAAGATAGCATCGAGGTTCTCCTTTAGTTTGCTATGGAAAACCACATACTTAAATGTTGGCGAGTTGTTACACTCTAGGTTATTCGTGCCCCAGGGCACAAATCTTTTACATCTTCAACAGGATATTTATGAAACTCAGTTCCTCTTGAAAATTTTCAGGTCTGCTGTGAATGGCCACAACTGACTTTCTAATCTTGGTCAGCAGCAAGTTGAAAAATCTCCGCAACACTGCCTGTTCTTCTGCACTCACAGCTTCATTGATGTTGCTGAGCACATACTCCAGCACTTCGCTCATGTTGTTGAGACTGGTCAATCTCACATCTTTTTTGGCCGTAGTGTCTTGGGCAATCATGAGATGCTTTTTGAGACCAATCAGCAGTTGTTGATTGGTGCCTTGAGCTGTCACATGTGTTTGGTAGCTTTGAGCACGATATGCAAGATTCATAGGTGTAGTGTACAAGAGTTGGAATAAAAAGTCAATGATGTTAGGCCGTGATCCAGTTGACTGAGTCTATAGTTTCTATGTATTCGGCACCGTCGTATTCAACAATCCTAAATTTGGTACCCACAGGGATCCACCCAATGGTCAAATTGTCGATACCTCCCACATACACATCTGGGTATTTCAGGGTCATGTAGGTGGAAATTTTGTCCAGTTCGCCTTGTTCCAACCATTCCACAATGGAAGGATCAAACAACAGATCTGGATATTCCTGGTTCCAGGTGGTCCAGCCGGCGCCATGCTCGGGACTGTACAACACAGCCACCTGGCCATCGCGAATCAGTTTATTTGTCATGAGCGAATCAGGACCAGTAGTTCCAGGCCAGGCCCACCAAGCCTGTGACCAGCATCACTGCATTGGTAGTGATCAAGCTGGGCTCACGCCAGTAAATGCTCACCGCCAACCATATGACCCCGCCCAGAGCCAAGATCAAGGGCCCTGCTGGGTAATAGCCCAGGCTGTTGACTGCGGTTCCCACAATCAAAATTGCAGTGGCCGTCCATTTTGCATACCAATCTAGTTTGTTCATGCCGCAATTATACACAATTGATCAATTATCAGTCAACCCTGGATTGTGTTGTATTTCGGCAACAGATCACTGTGGCACAGGCTCGGTGCTGACCCGGTTGTTCATGCCCACACCTAAAACAGTCAATGCCGATTCGGCTCGACCCTCTCTCATGGCTGCTATCAGGCTCTGACCACCTTCAGAGGTCATGTCTGCCACTTGTGACAGGAAACTGGCTGTGCCTCCTGCCTGAGTGTCCTGAGCATACTGTGGCAACGATGTTACCAGGGCCTGAACCGATGTGACAGAATTAGCCTGCAAGGCTGGGATCGACAATCCAGCTTGAGCCTGGTATGCAAATTCCTGTGACAGGTGCGTGGCCGTGGCTTCAAAGTTGGCGTTGAGGCCAGCTGTTGATTCTGGATTGCCGGCCACAATACTCCGGATCTCGGCCTGTGCTGCGGCAATCAAACCCGAGATCACTGAGTCCGGACTGGGTCCAGCCAGTGCGGTTAGCATGTTGTTGTAGATTACAGTCAGTGCGGTCAACGCACCTGACTCAGTCAATTCACCAATGGCAGCGGTTGCCGCTGTGAGTGGCTCAACATAACCTGTGCCCGATGCTGCACCCAACACATCAGTTGTTGTTATGGTACCGTTGATGCCGGAACCCGTGGCCGCCTGGGTGCTAAAATACTCTGTGGATTGGGCAGTGATGGGTTGAGTTTGACTTTCCACCAAGGGCAGGCCTTGAGCAGTTTCCACAGACAGGTAAGCCTGTGCCAGTGCAGGCAGTGTGAGTCGAGTGATGTTGGTGATCTGTTGCAGGCTCACGGCCAGTGCACGATTGGCCAGGGCCTGATCTGGGGGAATTATGGCTGTCAACTGTTGATAGCCTGCCATGGCATACACTGGCAGGTCTGAGGCCAGTGTGGTGTCAACTGTGGCAGCACCAAGATAGATATTGCGATTGCCCGAGCAAGTGGGAGTGATCAAGGTTTGATAACTGCGGGGCAAAATCACTGCAGGGTTCAGTAGGTCAGCCATGGTAGCAATATTGGCCGTAGTCACTCCTAGAATTTGTTTTACTTGGCTCAGGTCGTTGCCGGTGATGTATGTCATGGCCTGGTACATGATTTTTTGCACAGCAGGAGATATGTTGTCCTGGCCTCGAGTGATCGTAATCACAGCATCAGTAGGCAAGCCGCCACGCCCCAGTTCAATCATGAGCTGTGCAGTCACAGCACCCCGACGTGCCAGCTGTCGCAACAATGCAGCCGGACTACCCAGCACATCTATATAGGCTGGATCAATCAAGTTGCCCAGGGCTGCAAGATCTTGGCCAAATGCCTGTGTAGACAGGGTAACTGCAGTCAAGTCTCCTGACATCATGTTGTTGATGCCACTGAATGTGTTGGCTTGAAATGTGGCGGCATTAACAGCAGCGTTGATGAATTGGTTGGTGCTAGCACAGTAACTCACAGCAGTGCTCAACACCTGGGCAAATTTGGACAAATCACCGGAACCCATGTATGAATCTGCTGTGGTAGTGATCAGGCCCGAGAATCCCGAGGGGTTGATGAGAGGAACCAAAGTATTATTGCCAGACGGAATGTTGTCAGCTAGTGCAGGACATGAGCTGGCTGCAAAAGTCTGCAGACTATGTATGGTTCCAGGGGACAGGATTGTAGCACCTCGAGTAATTGTGGCTCTTATGGGTGTGATCACTGCTAGAGCCTGATATACGTCAACTGCATCCGTCAAATCTCTGGCCACACCAACGCCGGTGTTTTGCAGCAGGGCTGCAGCAGTCTGAATTTGCAGTGTGGTCAAGGACATTATGCTGCCACTCTTACGTCAGAGCTACCACCGGCTCTGGCATGCCCACAGGTGTCCACACAACCGGTGTAGATCAAGGGGATACCATTGGCACGTACGGAGCTGCTGCCACCTGCGGTTTGAGCATGGCAGTGAATGGGCGGGCAACCACGCTGACCACAACAGGGATGCGGAGTCACAGCACTGCCCGCGACCATGGCAGGTCTGCCGTTTATTCGTACTGAAGCCTCGCCGCCTTGTGCGATCCCCCCAGCTGTGTTGGCATCGCCCTGACGCTGTGTGCTTGGCACCGATTTATCCCATCAAAATCTTGCTGCTGACCGGACGAATTCCTGTGGTGGCTTCAATGTAACTGTCGCGCACTTCGGCACGAGTTGCAGCCACAATCGAGCAAGCTGATTTATTTAGCGAGTAGCTGCGCTCAGGATCTGCTGTGAACACGCTCAGGATCATTTGTATGCCCTGTGGGCCTGGCACCACTGTGAGTGGTTTTGTGATAGTGTAATCAGTGTCAGTTTCGGCAGTGACTTTGGCAACCATTTCGTCGCCGCTGATGAGTTTGATGGTGTAAATTTCGTCCAGTGTCATGTTTATCCTAGGTGTTTCTTTAATTCCGTAAATCCGCCAATGTGAGCTTGGTCTAAAAAAATCTGTGGCAGGGTTCTGGCTGTGGGCACAGCCTCCAGCAGTTGCTCGCGTGTCCAGTCTTGATTGATGTTGCGTTCTTCAAATTCAATGCCCTTGAGTTGCAACAAGGCCTTGGCCTGCACACAAAACGGGCACGAGTCTTTGGACCATACTATGGCTTTCATTGTGTTTTCCTTTTTTCCAAATGTGCGTTCCCAGTTGCTAGCAAATGTGTCAGCATCAACACCAAAGGGTCTAGGGGAACTGCCTTTACCGCCGTCGCTCATGATTTTTCTCCCAAAGCCAATTATATAGCAGGAAGTGCATCATAGTCAAGACTATCGCTCATGATGCCGATCACATAGTTGGTGCTTTCGGTTTCTTGCAAGGCAGCTTGTTTCTTGCTGGTGTTGGTGTGCTTGGTAAACCAGGGTATGGGAGTGGTCTTGGGCGCCGAGCCCGGATACTTGATGCCAATTTCTTTCAAGGCTGCAGCAGCAGTGTAGTCCATGAAGTCTTTGAGAATGGCAGCATTGAGGCCAATCACAGGACCTTTCTTGAACAGATAGTCAGCCCAGGCCTTTTCTTCACGAATCACATCCTGATACATGGCCATGACTTCGGCTTCACATCTTGCACGAGCAGCAGCAAAGCGCGGATCTTCTTTGACCACTTGGTTGATGAGCCAGGCAGTCCAGTCGCGATGCAAGATTTCGTCCTGCAGGATCAAGCTGATGATGTTGCCATTGCCGATGAATATGCGATTTTCCACCATGGCCAAGCTGGTGGCAAACGAAACCATGAAGCGTAATGCTTCTAGTGCATAGCTGGCATTGAGTGCCAACCAAATGGCATCAATGTGCGTTTGTTCAGCTATCTCTGCACCAGTTTCGCGAGCACAGTTGATTTGATGCAGGCCATCATAGTATCGACCCACAGCAGCAGCCATGCCCACAATCTCTTGGGTGTCATGAATAGTGTTAAACACTTCCTTGGGCACATTGTAGATGTTGCGAATGATGTGACTGTAGCTGCGTGAGTGAATGTTGGTTTCAAAAAAAGTCCAGTTGTAGACCAAGGCTTCCAGTTCAGGCAAGCTGATCACTGGTGTGAATACCTGACTGGGTCCACGACCTTGCAAACTATCAAGTGCCGTTTGTCTCAACAGGTTGCTGGTAAAAATGTGTCGTACAGTTTCTGAAGCTTCCTTGAAGTCCGTGGCATCTTTGGTGAGACTGATCTCTTCTGGCACCCAGAAAAAGCCGCGAGCTTCCTGTTCAAACTTGACCAGTCGGTTGTATCGTACTTCTTCAAAGCGTTGAATGGTAACCGGACCAGCAGGGTCCAAGAACATTTTTCTACCAAGATAGTTGGTGGGGACGGATAGGTTGTATTGTGCTTGACTCATGCTATTCCTTTGTTTTAATAATTTTTTGATGCCAAAACAATCTTGCAAATGTGTTCGAGGCGTTCAATATGTTCGTAGGCTCGCCAGGGACTGGTGTCAATGGCCACAACTCCGTGACCTTTGATGCCCACTATGTCATAGGCAATGTTGCCTGCTGAGTCCAGTTGTAGATTCTCGTGGCAACGATCCGCCAGTTCTTGACTGATGGGAGGCACATCTGGTACATTGGCGGCCACTCGAGTGTAACGACTCAGTTCTGGAAAATCAGTTACCACGGTGCTGAGATCGATCCCGGCATGCATGGCTGCCACACAGTAGGTGGGGTGCACATGCACCACCACTCGAACTTCTCCGTTGTGCTGACCCATCTCTCGTTGCAGGCCAAAGTGCAAGGGAATTTCGCCACTGGGTTTCAAGCTGGCACTGATATCGGTGTAGGGCAACTCGATCCAGTTGTAACGATTGACCGGTTGCTTTAGTATGCCAATTTTTTTAAACTGATCGGGTTGTAGAGTCTGCTTGCGAACGCCACTGGGTGTGATGTAAAAATGATCACGGTCGTGATGACGTATCGACACATTGCCATCACGGCTGGTTATCCAATTGCGCTTGTAAGCGTCTTCCAACACTTCACAGATGGTTTCTAACATTACTGGAATGACCCGATTGGTATTGCAATAATATTTGGAGTTCCGTGATCCTTATGGCTATGTGCCTTATGGCCATGTGCCTTGCCCGATGTCCCATGAATTTTGTTATGGGCCCTAAGGTCAGGTGATCCTAATGCTTTAGCATAGTCAACTTTACCTCTAAAGCAACCAATACTATATGGATATTCATTATTCAAGTGATAGTGATAGATGTTTTGAATTTTACCATCCCATAGCACTGGATGAGTGTGACCGTGGCATTCATCCAGTTGGGCATTGGTAACCATTTTGCCATCGTCGCCTCGAGGGCCATAGATGCCAAATCCATCAAACGCATAACCAAACAAGGGTGAATGTCCTTCTGTTCCTTGATTAGGGAAACACTTCCAGCTATAACCATGCAAGTGATATTGTTGAGCATAAGGATGACCCCAGCATTGGTCAATTGGTAGTAGTGAAGTTGGATTATACCATGCGGTACCACTAGCGTTTGCCAGTTCAAAATGCCACACAGTACCAGTTAGTGTTACACCAATCGGTAATGAAGCAATTGGATTTGGAGTAGCACTAGGCTTTGGATATTTTGGTAATTGAACCGTTAAGTTATAAGGACTAATGCCAATGGCTGCGGCGCTGGAATAGTCTGAGCCAGGAATGCCTGTTCTGAAATCATGTCCACCGGGTGCAACACTATAATACTTGTATGCTTCGGTTCCTTGTTGTACCGGATACTCTCCCATTGCTGTTGATGGTAATCCGTTACCCTTAAAATAACGATACTTTTTATCAGTAGTTACAGTGAATACACTGCCTTCTTTTGCATAGTCTTTGGCATACTTGGTACCACTAACATATGGCATCTTGGAAATAACAATTGTGTTGTTTGACGAATCCACCCAAGGTTGTGTGCTTATGTCAAGTTTTGTGTTTCCAGGAATTACAAGAAGTAAATCCGGTGCTAAGAATATTCCACCACGCTCGGCCTTGTAAGGGCTTATAGTTCCTGAGTTTGATAATGTTGTTGGTGCATCTTCTGCCATAACACTGCCGGCTAATACGATGCCAAGAATAGTTCCTACTAATATATTTTTAATCATTTCGGTTTCCTTTATAATTTACAACTTTCGCAATCGTCTTCCTCGTCAAAATCAATTGCTTCCAGCGGAGCATCAATTTCTTTGGATTTAGAACCTTGTTTGTCCACAAGGCTATAATAAAATGTCTTGAGACCCCAGTAGTGAGATTGCATCAAGTTCTTGGCAATCAGGGTTGTGGGTATCTTGCGTCCAGCAAAATGCTTGGGCGAATAAAACGTGTTGGTACTTATGCTCTGATCCACGTAGGCCGCAATCACTGCTGCGGTTTTCAAGTAGCCTTCACAGTCCGGTTGATCCCACATCAGCTGATAACGATTTTTCAGCTTGTGATATTCGGGCACCACTTGGGTAAATGATCCGGCCTTGCTTTCCTTTACACTAATCAAGCTCATGGGCATTTCGATACCGTTGGTTGAGTTGATTACTACACTGGAACTTTCCACCGGTGCCACGGCCATTAGAGTGGCATTGCGCACACCATGTTGTTTCATGTTGGCACGTAGAGTTTCCCAGTCCAGTTCTGGAGTGAAGTCAGCCAGGTCGTTGACTCCGGCTGCACGGCGTTCCCAAGGAAACACACCTTGGCCATAACGGGTGCGCGGAGAATCCGCACAGGCTCCGCGTTCTTGAGCCAGTTCCACGGTGGCTTCAGTGAGATAGTAGGCCTGATGTTCCATCCAGGTCTTGACTTCGGCCAGGGCATCGCGTTCGCCATACTTGAGGCTGCGTTTGGCATGCCAGTAGGCCAGATTGGTGATGCCAATGCCTAGAGGCTGGATTTCATCGTTGCTCAATTTGCTTTGGATAGAAAGAAAATCTTGATAATCCAGGATGTTGCAGAGACTGCGTTGAAGTATGCGGCAGGCACGGCGCATGTCTTCAGGATTGCGAAAGGCTCCCCAGTTGATGGACCCCAGGGTGCACAAAGCAATTCGGCCCTCGGCATCGTCGAGTCGCTTGAACGGACGAGTGGGCAAGAGAATTTCACAGCAGAGATTGCTCTGATAAATGGCATGGTACTCAGGATCAAACGGACCTTGGTTCTGCACATTGTCAATAAACACCAGATAGATACGGCCAGTGTCAGTGCGCTCTTTGAGAATACCGCCCTTGAACACTTCTTCGGCACTCATGACTTTTTTGCGCAGGTCTGTTCTGGCTTCGTACTTTACATAAAGTTCCTCGAATAAGGCAGTATTCTTATAGAAGGCTTCGTAGAGATCAGGAACTTGGTTGGGGTCGAAGAACGTAATACTTTCCTTGTTCTTAAAGCGACGCCAGAAGAATGCAGATAAAACGACACCATAATCCATGTGTCGTACCCGGGTCTCTTCTGTACCTTGGTTGTTTTTGAGCACAATGAGGTCATCAAATTGATGATGCCATATGGGATAGAAAACCGTAGCCGAAGCATTGCGAATACCTCCTTGTGAACATGAACGCAAATCACCAAACCATTTCTTCAAGAATGGTATCATGCCAGTGTGCATGATTTCGCCGCCACGAATGGGAGACCCCAATGGCCGCAGTCGACCAATTTCCAGCCCTATGCCAGCTCGCTTGCTGGCATACTTGGCCATCATTTCACCACTAGCAAATATGCTGTCAAGATCATCATCACTGCGAATGAGTACGCAACTTGAGAACTGCTTGGTAGGAGTGCCGAGCCCAGCAAGCACAGGAGTAGCGAGAGTAAATAAGCCGTCACTAGCCGCATTGTAGTATTCCTTTATGTAACGCATTCTGGCTGCGTTGGGCTCTTCTCCATGAAATACCGTGGCTGCTGCTATCATGTAACGCACCTGTGGTGTCTCGTAGATTTGCTTGGTGGCTCTGTTGCGCACCAAGTACTTCTCAATCAACTGCTCAATGGCAGCATATGAGTATTCCTCATCTTTGTCATGATCCAACATGGCTTGCATTCGGTTCCAGTCGGACTCGTCGTACCAGGTCAACAGGTCGGGTGTGTATAGACCCACCTCCACATTGCGTTTCACAATGTCGTAAAGATGTGGAGGTTCATAGCTGCCGTACACATCTTTGCGCAGCATGCTGAGTCGTTGTTTGCCGGCCACGTACTGATAGTTGACATGACCCACATCTGAGTGATTTTCCACATCGATCAAGTCCACAATGGCTCTCAAGGTAATGCCATCAATATCCTGGGTAGTGATACCATCATAAAAGTGCAACTGGGCCTTGATCTCGATCATGCTCTGACTCACATCAGCTATGCCTTGACACACTTTGGCCACTTGAGCTTGCCATTTTTCGATCATGAGTGGTTCGCGGCGACCACTGCGTTTGACTACAGTTATATTGGACATGTTAGGTATATTGTTGTTTTAGATGCTGCTGGTCCAGAAGTTGACGAATCTCACCAGCTGGGTTGATATTTACGACAGAACTGGAGTCCCAATTCAATATATATTTTGTGTCTGGAATCAGGACTAAATTGTTGCCACGGTGGTCGTGAACCAGCTGTGCATGTTGAATATCCTTGCGATCCAGCAAAGTTATAGTGTACATGATTCCCAGCCCGCGAGCAATATCACAGTACATGTTGTCGCTCAATAGCTGCCAGGGATCAGGCCAGTCTGCTTGTTCGTCCCAGTGCAGGTGATAGGGCTGCCAGGGGCACCGAAACCACCAAGAATTTATTTCTGTCAAGGCCAGGTCCAAGGGTAAATCGTGTGCTTGCAGTCGTAGATGACTCCACGACGCCAGGCGTTCGGCAAAAGTTTTAGGCCACATCAAGCGAGATAGGAAACGGAATAGTTGATCACCGGCGCAAAGCCAGTATTGGTAGATGTGTATTGAAACTTCATAGTGGAGTCAGTTTGAGTCACTGTGAGTGTCACACCAGTGGGTGTGTTTTCCATGTAGTCATCACTGTAGTTCAAGGCGTTGGCGCCGGTGCCTGCTGCCACTGTGATGGTTCCTGTACGATAGGCATCAGATCTGCGAATGGCATAGTTGATCAAAAATGTTGGCGAAGCAGTGGCATCAATTTCTACCAAGGTCACTGCCGAAGTCTGATAGTTGTTGAGTGATACTGTTTGCCCTGTGAGTCTCACATAGCTGCCCATGGCCAGCTGCTCGCCGCTGGTGAATGCAATACTGGCTTGATTGGCAAGATTGATTCTGGCACGAATTGCAGCACTGGTAGCGGAACGTTCAAACTGGTCGCCCACGCTGACACAGTTGGCTGACAGCAGGTCAACCACAGTGGTTGAGGGATTGCCTTCACCACCAAAGTGATTGCCCACATCGAGAAAAGTGTTGTTGGCCGAACCCGAAACACTGACTTGATCAAACACAATACCCTGTGCATAGATGTTGTTGAACAACCCAGCAGTGACACGAAACCCTGTGGGCAACAATGCAGGATTAACAGTGCCGCTAGCACCCAGCACAATGCCCTGATACAAGGTATCGAATTTGCATTGATCAACACTGATCCCTGTCATGCCTGCATCGCTATTGATGGCTCTAGTAGTACCACCAAACTCACAACGATCAAATTGAATATTGGAACATAACAGGTTAGCTCTACTGGAAAAAGTTATGCCAGATGAGTTTGATCCGGTACTGGTCAATTCAGACTTACTAAGAGATCCCAAAAATTGTGATCGAGAAAACACACAATTTTGTGCATCTTGTATCAGTCCGATACTGGCTGATTTTTTAAGACTGCTGAATCCCAAATCCATAACAGTGACAGACCCGGGAGGAATAGCGCCCTCGGTACCAATCTGTGCACCGGTTTGTTGTAGACTATCGCCGGTTCGAAACACATAGGATGCCGAAGAACCTGCAGCCAATTGTATCACGCTATTCCGAGCGCCTTCACCGCACAATGTGGCCCAGGTGGGAATCACAATAGTTCCGGTAACACGATAAACACCACCGGGAAAGAACAAACTTCTGCGTATCTGCGGGTTGGTTTGTCTGCAATAGATTTCGTACAGCGCACGATTAATAGCGTCGGTACAGTCCATGACACCATCACCCACAGCACCAAAATCCAGCACTGTGGCCCACTGATCCATCCAGCTTTGTATGCTCATGCTGATGGGATCACTAGGTGTGGGGCCTGTTTGCACTTCGTATCCAGCTGCTTCACCGCGATAGGTATAGCCGCCCGGAGCAATGGCCAACAGGTCAGAAAATTCTGTCAGAATCTCGGTGTTGCCCACCACCGGAGCACCTTCCTCTAGTGTGCCATTGCCAATGAACAGTCGGCGTTGATCCACACTCCAGCCAAATTCGGCACCAGCCAGTTGTGGTAGATCTTGTTGCAGCCCTGAACGCTGTGTGATTCTCGAAATTTGTACAATAGCCACGATGAAGTCCCTAAATGATCACGTATTTAGCATGTAATACTGTTCCACACGATCCCACCACAGTTGTCGATACTGCTCAAATTCCACGCCCGCCAGCACAAATTCCTGATATTCCGGCGGTTTTAACATGTTGTTGTTGGCGTCCATGTCCGGTTTCACGCACATCAAGATCACGCCTTTGTTTATCTTGGTACCATGCAATTCGTTGTGAGCTTCAGCATAGGCACACAACTGCATGAAGTAGTCTTCGATCCACTCACGCTTTTTGGGACGATTGGTCTGCTTGTAGTCCAGGATGGCTTGGTCGCCCAAATGGATGCCACAGCCGTCTGTAGTGCCGGCATAGATACTGGGAAAGTATAATGGCACTTCGATGCCCCAGAATTCCTGCACATTTTTCAAACCCTGTTCAATAACCACCGCAGCCATGGCATGACTGGCCCAGCCAAAGGGATTGGTGCCACGTGCTTTGACTTCTCCGGTCTTGACATAGTGCTCAAGATAAGTGTGCATTCGGGTGCCGCGATTGGCAGCTTCTGTAGTAATGGCCTGTGCCTGTGCCACACCCACTCGATTGCGCCAGTTTTGCAAGGCCTGACGTTTTTCTTCAGGTTTGGTGGCTTCCAGGATCGTGGTCACTGATGGCAGTCTGCGGCCGTCGGGAGTGGCATAAAGTCGCCGCCCATCCACAGTTTCTCTAGGAATGGGTTGATAGTCAAATTTGGGATTATACAATGTTAAACTCTAAAACTGATACCACAACCACATCGGTCGCGCTCATTGGGGTTGCGGAACTCAAAACCTTCATTCAGACCTTGACGCACATAGTCCACAGTCATGTTGGCCAACAAGGGTTCATTGCGCTTGTCCACCAACACACAAAATCCGGGTGTGTTGTGATCTCCGGGTTGAGCATAGTTGATAGTGGTTTCGTCATATTCATAACGATCTACATATTCTAACACATAAGCTAGCCCTGAGCAACCGGTGGTTTTGACACCTAGTCTGATGCCAGCACCGCCACGTTGTGCCAGGAGTTTTTTTACTTTACGCTGTGCTGCGTCAGTCAGTTTTATCATGTTTGGCTCGGTAGTCGGCGATTGCAGCCCGGATGGCATCCTCGGCCAAAATGCTGCAATGTATTTTTACAGGAGGGAGTGCAAGCTCTTGTGCGATCTCGCTGTTTTTGATATTTTGAGCAGCATCAATGTGCATGCCCTTGACCATTTCCGTAACCAAACTTGAGCTGGCAATGGCCGAACCGCAGCCATATGTCTTGAAACGAGCATCTCTAATAACACCATGTTCATCTACCTTGATTTGCAATTTCATCACGTCACCGCATGCCGGTGCTCCCACCATGCCTGTGCCTACACCTGCTTCGTCCTTGCCGAAACTGCCCACATTGCGGGGATTTTCGTAGTGATCAACAACTTTGTCTGAATATGCCATGGTAGATCCCTATTGTATGCGACTTTGTGATCAAAGTCAAGTTTTTTATTTTGCTCGTTTTAGAGCAGATTGAGCATTCTTGGCCACAATGTCCTGAGCCTGATCGGCCGTCATGTCAGTGTCAGTTTTTGTATTTCCACGAAATCTCAAAATTGGTGAATTGGGTTCATCTGGCTCCAGGATGTTGCTGAGTGGTGGTTGTGCCAGCAGTTGTGGCAATGTGTCCGGAGTCACTGCCACGCCCAAGCTGTTGGCCATGCTGACAAAAGCAGTTTTGGAAATTTCCCGGGGGCCGTTTTGTTCCTCTGCACGACCAGTCAACAAGGCCACCAAGGCCGTGAGTTTTTGTGCACCAGGATCCTGACCCGGACCTGATTCCATTACCTCAAAAATCAACATGGTTATCTACGCTTGCGACCCAGGGACGAGCCAGGAACTTCAGCATCGGGCTCGATTTCAGCATCCACGTCAACATCAATGTCAGCGGTGGGATCAACAGCAGCATCTGCAGCAGGCAAGGCTGCTGCAGGATCTGCGCCAGTCACATCAGGCATGGCAGGCGCAGCAGGAGCTTGGCCAGTTACCACACCCAGGGCTGTGTCCAACTGCTGTCTAGCAGCTTGAAGATTTTGCACTAAGCCGCTCAAGGCTGCTGTGGCATCATTGTTGAACTGAACGCTTTGTTCTGCGCCAATTTGATTCTTGATCTGATCTACCAAGGCCGGCAGGTCTTTGAACTGCAGTTCAGATGTGTCTTCCAACATCTTTTGCATCTTGTCCACTAGGTCTTGAGCAGCCAAAACCACTTGAGCCTGCTGAACTTCGCTTTCTTTGAGAGTGCGATAGGCACGACGAAGGCGACTTTCTTGAGTCATGAGGGCAGCACCGGCTACCATTTTTTGCTCGTCAGGCGTGAGTGTTTGTCCCTTGGTGCTCTTGTCCAGCGCAGCCTTGAGCTTGGGATCTTGTACTTTGGCCACAGCCTGTTGTGTGGCTTTGGGATCAGCAGGGGCCACAGGAGGCATGGTTTCTTTTAAACGATGTGTTAAAGCCTGTTCCATCATGACCAGACGCAAGTAAGCAGAGTTGCGCTCGCTCACATGGAACTCGGGACGAGCACGATGTTCTGTGATCAAGCCACGCACACGGCTCAGCATGGCACGTGCCTGACCCGGTGTTACGGTGTCAAATTTAATGGTTTTACCAAAATAGCTCTCAAGTACTCGAGCGGTTTGCTCGGTTGGTTTTTGATGGGCCAGTTCTTGCAGTTTCATTATCGAATCCTCTTTGTTGAATGTATTTAGCCAAATTTACACAAACTGCTAGATGATTTTCCAGCTGTTGTTTGCGAATTGATCGAGTCTGTAACTTGGCTTCTACATGGTCCCGGAATTCATATTGCTTGCTCAGACGGCTCACAGCAGTCCTTACTTGCACATCATGAGTCACTCGACTCAACATGCGATCTGTGGTTTCGATGTCGCGAGCCAGGCGGTATTGTTGATAACGGTCAGCTATGCACCAGCTGACTGCAGCACGAGTGGTGCCAAATACTGCTGCCGGTGTGTTGTTGCGGAAAACTTGATGTTGTTGATCATTGCTGACCAAGCGATAGCGGCCAAACAGTTGGTATCCACCTTGGGAATCCGGGGCAATGATGCAGGGCAAGATCTGCTGCAACTCTTCAGCGAGAGCACGTTCAACTGATTTTTTTGACTTCATTTAACCACATAATGTGTGACAAACCAGGCCACAGTGGCCAGCAACACACCAATGACACCCACGCCCCAGTTGATGATCTGATCGTTGCGTTTGGTCACGACTGTATGCATCATGTCATGCATTTCCTTGATCATCTTGCTCATGGATGAGATTTTGTCATCCACACTGTCAAGTCTGTTCTCGATGGCGTTGTAACGCTCAGCACAAAGCTCAACGTGCGCTTCTAAACTTTTTTTCTCAATGTCTGTGGCCTCAACCATGATTTTCTCCCGCTTGACTATTTAGCAGGTTCAGCTGAAACCATAGGTTTTGACCAGTCCCTTGTGTTATTAGTACTTTAGTACTAGAAGCTGTTTCATCCAGTCCTGTCAGCATGGGCACACCCTCGCAGTCGGCCTGCAGCAGGCTCAGATCCTCGCCATACACATCCTGGGATTCCACTTCAAACTCAAACTGCCACATGTGACCCTGGCGTGTTGGCACAGTGGCCGAAAAAACCTGGGTGCGCAGGCTCAACAACTGCTGTAGGGTTTCCCAGTTGCGCTGTTGATTTCTAGATCTATTCCAGTCTCGTTCGGTAGCGATTTCACGGCCAGCACAATCCAGGAATGGCACACGGGACACTTTGTAGTGGCCGGTCACTCCGGTCACAGTGATATCAAACAGGGTGGTACAAACAATCTTCACAGTGGGTTATTTACACCAACAAAAAACCCTGGGTTTTTAATCCAGGGTTTTTTGTTCACAAAGATCATGATTAGGAAGCAGCCAGCTTGAAGCCAATGCTGGTGCAGCTATCCAACTGGTAGCCAGTGGCTGTTACGTTGGCAGCAGCCAAGAAAGCAGAGCTACTAGCAAATGCGCCTTGGGGGAACACAGCAATGCTCAACACTGTACCGTCCACTTGGTACATGGCCACTGTGGAAGTTTGTTGAACTGATTGCAGCACGTTGGCAACGTACTCGTTCACGCCTTGTTGGGACACAACACTGGTGTTGGCCACAACGCGGAAAAAGTCCAGCTTGGGACCAGCAAAGTTAACTGGTGTAGCTGCTGTGCTAGCGTCAGCACTGACGGGACCTGTTGCAACGTCTGTTGCAAATACTGGTTGTGCATCACCGTGCACTCGTGTAATATAAGCCATTTTGATTCTCCTTGGTATATGGGTTCGTTGACCCTACACTTATTTACCAAGTTGACAAAAAATCTCGGTTTAGGCGGCTTTTCGGGCACCAAAGCCACCGGCGGTTCGGCTGACCAATTTGGCACGACCGGCGGGAGTGGCAAACACCCAACCTTCTTGTCCGGGTTGCTGCAGGTCTAGCTGTCGCTGTAGATCTTGCTTGAGAGCATGCAACAGGTTCCAGATATCAAATGCCACTTGCATGCCCAGCATGTTGGATCTGGGACTGCGGAGATATTCCACTGTATTGTTGTACTTGCGTGGGGTCACTGCAGTCTGCAACCAGGCCACAAATGATTCAGGTGTGGCAGCTGAATAGTCAGTGCCTTTGAGACTGTTGATGTAGCGTTCCATTAGCGCCGGGAGGTCTGTGATCTGCTGTGCTCGCAATTCTGCGGGATTCAGCAAGCCTTGCAGAGCCTGTGCAGATTCGCCTCTAGTGAGCGGGGTCAGCTCGGACATAATGCCACGATTGATCTGCAGATTCTTCAGGGTCTTGACTGTGGCTGCTGTGACCATGAGACCTGGCACTCGTTTCAACACACTTTCGGGATCAGTTTCGGGCTGCTCGGCGCTGCCGGGATCATCCATGCGTGTGTGTATGGCCACGCCCACGCGACTGGCAGCAATTTTTTGACCCAGTTCGCTGCTTTCGGGAATTCTGTAAGTGATGCCATCATGCTTGTTGGGGTTGAAAACCAAGTTGCCTGCATCACGCACATAGGGATCCGACGACGAGTACAACATGTCGCCCTTGAGGTATCCTTGAAATTTGCGTGGTGTGGCTGCTTGCAACAAGGGCCACAGTTCTTGATACATGGGCAACAGGGTCTGCACACGGTCAGCCCGTTTGCCTTGAGCAGCGGCGGCTTGATCACGCTGAGACATGATCTGTGCTATTTGTTCAGGACTGGTGGCCAAGCCTGAGTAGCCCACTGCAGTGGCGCCGGCTTTGTCTGTGAGCACAAATTCGCCCTGTTCGTTACGGCCAAATATCACAGCAGGCGAGCCGTCCCACTTGATTGTGACATATTCTTGAGCATTTGCAGCAGCTTGACGAATGATATCCACAGCCTGTCTGGCACCACGCAGGCCTGCTTGGAACACCAGGTCTTCCACATAGGGAATTCGGGGATTTTTGGCTTCACGCAGATACTGCACACGTTCTTCACGATCTTCAATCAAGGGTTGCATGCCTTGGTTTACAATGCGATCTCTTAGTCGTGCCAAGAATCCCACATCATCCACAGGCCGGTACAGGTCCACACTCTCTTTGAATGGCAAGTTTTCACGAACCATGTGTTCACGGAAGTCGGCCAACTTGGCATCTCGCTTGGGGTCAGAGGCCAGGGCACGAGCAATACTTTCCACCGATGCCAGGTCTTTACCTGTGGCTCTGGGGTTCAACAATATTTTGGCCACTTGGTCCGGGTCATCTGAAATGATTTGGTTGGTGGCACGATCTGCAATGCCGGCCACTTGGTTCAGCTTGTAACCCAGGCTTTTGGCAATGGAGTTCATCATGACATTGCGCTCTCGGCCTTTGTATTGGCTGTCAGTGGGAACAGCACCCAGTACAAACTTTGACCATGGCACATTGTTCAACAACATGAAGTCAGTTTGCACAAAACCGTTGCTGGCATCTCCCGCAATGGGGGTTTTGAAGTGCACAGCAGTACCAGATTTGCGTACCCAGTCTTTGGGATCCTGTCCTTGAGACGTGGCCCAACGAACCAGCTGTGCTTCCAGTTGTGATTTAGTAACCTGATTGGCATCCACAGCAATATCCAAGTCACCGGATGTGTCCTTGATACCGGTTGAACCTAGTGTGTTGTTTTGTATGTCCAGTCCCGGCAACAGGCGTTCCAGCCAGGCCAAGGTGGGTTTCACATCCTCACGGCGGATGCGCTGGGTAACAGGAACGCCGTCCGCGTCCTTGAACACATTGCCGCCTTCAGACAACATGTTCATGCCAGCACCTGAATGCCCATGGCATTGATAATTGCGTTGAGTTGTGCATTGCCGGTGCTTTTGACTCGTTGACCAGTGGGTATGCCCACTGCCTGCCCTAATGCCATCAACTGTTGTGATGTCAGCTTGGCTTTTTGCAACACAGAGGTGACATCGGATGTGCCGGTAGCGGTCGCAGGATTGTTAGAGGGCGGGGTTGGGGATGTTTTTTTGGGGGTTTGAGCTGTGTGTATTTGCACAGCAGCTATGGCAAGATTCATGTAGTTTTTGAATGCAGTAGAGACGCCTGCAGCGTTTTTTTTGATTGCAGCATCGGCTAGATCTTCCAGTGCATCCTCGAGTTTGGAATCAACAGCAGAACCAAAGCCTTTCTTGGCATCAAATTTGCCTGACAGTTTTGATCTTGCCCAGTCCCCAAAGGCTTTTGTATAACTGTCTTGTGCCTGTTGAGCAGTGTTGGCTGTGCTGGCAGCAGGCGGTGGCGGTGCAACTGTTTTGGTCATGGTATTGGGAACCATGATGCCGCTGCCGGGCAATGGAGCATAGCCCGAGTCCACAGCCTCGGGCACAGGAGTGGATGGATTCAGCAATGCAGGGTTGGCTTTGATATAGGTCGCCCACTCTTTTTCCATGTTGCCGATGAGTTGTTGTATCTTGGGATCGTTTTGCACACGTTTAAGCGTTTGATCCGGTGTCTCACCGGGCTGATACCCGCCGCTTGGCTGTCCAGGAATGTCGTTGGGATTTTGGCCAGTGAGCCCCGCTATAAAATGTGTGACCATGCCTGCCTCGGTCAGGCGACGGCCCTGTGTGATTTCATGAACCTGCATCAGTTTTTCTCACAGTGCGGGCAAATTTGGCAGGGTCCCGCAAGCGAATGGCGTTCAAGAATTTTCTCGACAAATTTTCAGCTTGTTCAGGTGTGTATGCAGCGTCAATGTGTTCCAGCAAGCGAATGGCACTGGCAATCACATTGGCGGCACGACTCTCTACCACATGGCGCTGATCGCGCTCCACATACATGGCATCAAGTTCTTCAAGTAGACTACGAGTTTTTTTCTGCATGACCGGCGGACCCTTTGGCTTATTTACCACAAACATCATCGCAAATAACTAGTCTACCTTGTTCATAACGGTCAACAGACCAAGACTGTTCAACAGAGTTAAACCACTCAATACATTCTTCTAAGGTATATTCCAGTGCATTATTTTTTGATAACAGCGGAATTAATTGTGCATTAGCAGCTTGATGATAATAGCCAGCGCCATATGTTTTGGGATAAAATCCTGTCCAACAGCACGGACTTACATCACCTGTGGCACTTATGTATATGCTTTTTAAAGTCTTGGTTTTACAAAATATATGTTTTTTTGGTTGTCGATCAATAATAATATCTTCAAGCAATACTTCATCTGTTTTCCTTTTATGAAATAGCACTTTGAAATCCTGTTCTCCGGTATAATTGCCCAACACATGAGTCAAATTACCCTGTCGATCAAATACTGGGGCAGTATTTCGACCATCATTAACTAGCTCAAAATCAACAAATCCAAGAGTTTTACTCAATTTTTGACATTGTTCAATTTGGTGACGGTTGTGATCAAATTCGATCATTTTCCAAACAGCTCTACCTCCGGCTGCAATAAATGTTTGAGCATTGCGAATCACTGTGGACCACACTGTGTTTTGTCTATACAAGTGATGAGTATCTTCTAATCCGTCGATACAAAACAAAACTGTAACAGGAGTTTGCGCCAACTGAGTCCAAAATTTGCTGTCCCTGGCGCCACCGTTGGTGCTGACAGAAATATTTAAAGCAGGATTCACATTAAAAAAGTATTCAACAATGTCAGGTCCTTCTGGATTCATCACTATGTCCCCAAAATTTCCATTGATTCGAATTCTAGTCAGCTGATTCAAAAAATCCGGCTGAAATATTTTTTTGGCATTATCAAGAAAAAGATTTACCTCAGGATATCCTCCATTGAACGGATATCCCCAAAATGTTCTAGGGCACCAAGGACAGCTGGCATTACAAATACTGGAAATTTCCAGATGAACATCTCGAATTTCATGAAATTTTATCATGATTGTTTTATCTGTCCCAGTAATTGTTTGAGCTTGGCGCTCTGCACATCTGCAGACACCTTGGCTGGCTGTTCCCAGGCTGGAGTTCCTACAGCCCGTTCCCACGATGGTGTAGAAGCAGTATCACTGTCGTTGTTGGTGGCAGAAACTGTAGTTCTGGTTTTGATGGAATCCAAGATGTTGCTTTTTTTCACAAAGCCCGAACTCTGTTGTTCATCTTCGGCCAAGTCTGTGATACGCATGGTTTCAATGTTGTATTCTAGATCAATCTTTTGACCCACACCTGTGCTGGATCGCGATTTCATGCACTGAATTTGATAACGCCCACGCTCGCGCATGGCTCTGCTGGTAAAGATACCAAACACGTTGTCTGCGGTGTTAATCTTGGAGATACCACCCGAAATATGCGAGTGATCAAATTCCACTTCTTCCACAGCTGATCTATTCAACTGACTTGCTGTCACAAACAACACATTGAGTTCTCGTGCTAGATTACGCAATTCCTCACTCACATACTTGTCTTTCACAAACAGGTCATTGGGCGACACCTTGGCCGAAACTGGCATCAACAAGTCCAGGTAGTCTACCATGACAAAATCAACGCCAATACCGGTTTGTATCTGCACTTCTTTGATGTAGCTGCGTATGTCGTTCACTGTGCTCTGTGCAGGCAGAGCCTTGACTCGGTACTGTCCTGACTTCTTGGCCATCATGCGCACCTTGAGTTCAGCAGTTTCGATATCCTTTCGAATATCCTTGGTGCTCATGTTGGCCAGCATGGCATCAGTTCTCAAGGCACACAGTTCTTCGCTGAGTTCTAAACTGATGTACACACCACTCAAGCCAGTTTGCAGCCAATTTAGTGCCATGTTCATCATGACCAAGCTCTTGCCCGATCCTGACCCACCAGCAAAGATATTGAGTTCACCACGTGAGAACCCACCGTACAGCAACTTGTCCATGCTGCTCCAACCTGTGCTGACCTGTCCACCAGTGTTGAAATATCTGTTGATACGCTCAGAGGGATTTTCAAAATAGTCAGTGCCCATGTCTTTGGTCAAGCTGATCTGCACAGCGTCCTTGATCAGCTTTTCCACAGGATCATAGTCGCCTTTTTCCAGCAAGTCAGCACTTTTGAGAATGGCTCGTTCCAGTTCTTGACGTCTAGTAAACTTTTCAAATTCTGCCATGAACCACTCAAAGTGGCCTTCGTTCAAATCCGGCACTCGACTCAGCTGTATTCCTGTGGCAGCTGAAATCACTTCCACTGTGGGCAGGGTCTTGTGGTCCTGGCTGTGTTGTTGGATAAATTCAGCCACAGGACGCAGCTTGCGATCAAAGTTTTCGGGATTGTAGATGTTCTGCACACGCACATAGCTGCCGGCATCTTCCAACATCATTTCCAGAAAAATTTTCTGAACATCAACTGAGTAATCTTTTAGCAAGTTGCTTCCTTTTCATTTCAATCTTTATACGCGATGTTTCTCGGGCCTGGAATATAGTTAGCAAGGCGCCTAATCGACCCAGGCAAATCACTGCATCATTCACATCCTTGCAACCCTCAGGCCATTCAGGCATGCTCACCGCCCAGCCCAGTTCTAGGGCACGATCCACCAATTCCATGCCAGCTCGATCTTGATCTGGTACCACTGTGACTTCTCGGCCCAGACTTCTTATCAGTCGAGCTTGAGCGTCACTCACGGTGTTATGCATGAGTGCCAGGCCTCCGATGCTGAGTGCATCAAATATGCCTTCGGTCACAATCACATGCTGCCACGCGGGTCTTTGCAGGTCTGTACCAAACACATAGCCCGGCTGCGAGTGATTGATGTACCTGGGTTGCCGGTTGTCTAAGAATCTAGCACACCACCCCACCACACGATCATGATGCATGAACGGAATGATCACCTGTGGCCTGACCCAGTGAACACCGTCATTTTCGATCGCGGTCATCACAGGGTAATCTTCCGGAACGCCACGCTGTCTCAAGTATTGCCACTGTGCCTCATGCTCAGGAGTAACCAATTCACTAAATGGTGGAAATTCGTCACACTCGTCAAAACGAATGTCAGTGATAGCATCGGCCACTCGTTGCCGATCATCAATGATACCGTACACGCTGCGATGCCGCAAGCTGTCAAGGTTCAGTTGATCAATGTCACTGTCACTCACACCCAACCAAGTCAGCAGTTGCCGTGCTCGAAATCCCAGTTGTCGTCCCAAAACAAAACTGGCAGTGAACTGGCAGTTGAAGCAATGATAGGAAAAACCCAGATCAGTGACTTTGATACCGCCACGCTGTCGCCGATCTAGCGATTGGCCACGATGGGCACAGCACACAGCATTGAAGCTGATCCAGCCCGAGGGCGTGGTCTTGCGTTTGCCCGGTAGTAAACTCACCACATCAATCATGCTACATTGTAACACAATCGCAACTGAGCAATCAACCGTTCCGGCAATTTATCGATACAGGAGATTGGTCACAAAGCCTGTGGTAACAATCACCACGGCCGGGTTCATGGTAGGAGGACTTGGTCTATAC